GGGGAGGGTGCGCAAGAACCTGAGAATTTCCAGATTGAAGTAAATGAAGGACAAAGAGATCTTTCCGCTGGCGGGGCAATCGGTCAGGTTGTCTATGAACCGTCACTGTTTCTAAGACACAAGTTTTTTTCAGTCGGCACGGATGGACAGGCTGCGGAAATGCCGATACCCGCACCCACCCTGGCAACACCTTCTGACATAACAGGCACGTTCGGAGCCGAGTCCGTAGACATTGGCTGGAATTCTGTAACCGGGGCTGACTACTTCGAATACGAATTCAGGGAGGTATAAACATGCCTCTTGCAACGAACGCAGCAAGCCCGCTAAACATTGATGATTTACAAGGGGGCAGTCAAAATGTCCACCCATCTGTGGTGGACACCCATGAATTTAATGGGGGCGTGGACTGGAACGGGTATCGTTACTGGATGGCCTATACGCCCTATCCCGGCAGCAATGACGCCTATGAAAACCCCTGTATTGCGGTTAGTAACGACCGGGTTACATGGATAACGCCTCCAGGGGTAACGAACCCTTTAGTTCCTGAGCCCGATCAGGCAGTTCCGGGGGAAAGGTTCAACGCTGATGTTGATCTGATGCTGGAGCCGGATGGCTCTACGCTTCACATGATTTATCGTGAAGCGGGCATGGACCCGGTTAATGAAACGGCTATAGTTTATTTAATAAGCACTGCCGATGGAGTCAATTGGTCAACCCCCCTTGCCCTGTACAACTCGGATGAAGGCGGCTCTGGCACACCCCCTCCCCTGCCAACATCCCCGACAATAACAAAGTACGGCGATCAGTATGTAAGTCATTACGTGCTTGCTCGGGACGTGAATACTTTTGGGGTACGTACAGCGCCCGCTATCACAGGGCCGTGGTCTGCCGAAACAAGATTCCCATTCCCCGTTACTACTACCGGAAAAGACCCGTGGCACATGTCTATCAGGCTGGAGCCCAACGGCGTCCTCCGGTATGTGTTGCATTTCCGGTATTCACCAACCTCTATTTGGGTTGGTGATGCCTCGGGCATTGGCATTACACCGACCAATATGGTTGAAGTTCTGACTGAAAATCCGGGCGCATGGGATGACGAGCTGTATAGAGCATGCCTAATCCCACTTGATTCAGGGTTAGGAAATTACGGACTTTATTACAGCGCATTTGCAGGCACTACATGGGGTGTTGGCTACACAACTTTCGTGCACCCAGTGCCCTTATACGCAGCAGAGGCTTTGACGCCACCGGTCACGGTGATGGGGGTCAACCCTGAAAAAAGCTTCCAAGCAAGAGTCAGGGCTCGATCCAACTTAGGTAAGTTAAGCGAGTGGTCTGCTTGGGCGGGCATGCCTGAAACAGGCGTTGTTCGCACAACCTCAGAAGCAGCTACAGGGGCGGACACTTGGGCGGTAATCTGCGCAGCAGCCGCATCAACATCAAGCGCGGCGGTTAGTTCAGACAGTCTTTCTGTCATCGCGAGCATAAGCACATCGATTATTTCAGCGGCCAAAGCGTCCGATCAATCTGGCGACAGTGCAGCTGCAACCGCAAGCCTTGAATCATCTGTTACCGGCTCTGATTCGGTTGATGCTCTGGCCAGTGCGGCTGCCTCCCTCTCTGCAGGGGCGGCGGCAGGTGAATCGTGGACTGTGCAGGCTCAGGTGGTCGCAAACCTTCTGGAATCGGCAGCCTCATCGGACCAGATAGCCAGAGCTACAGAAAACGCGTTAAACGCGGCCATGTTAGAAAGCTCTACAGCGTCGGATCAGTTCACTACCTCCATCAGCTTATTGGCTGGCACCCAGGACACTGCTTCAGCAACTGACGCCTTTATTGCTGTAGTGGTAACGCTTGCCAGCTTCTCATCCGGTGCGGTGGCTTCGGATTCGTTCGGAATAAACTTCGGGCAAATCAAAAATATTGAGTCCGGCGCCATTTCTGGTGAGTCGTGGGCTCTGTTGGCCAGCCTTACAGCGTCACTATCTGAGGTTTGCAGCGCACAGGACGTAATGAGTGCCCGGGCCGATGTGACTGCCAACATCATCTCCGGCGCTATCGCCACGGACACTTTCTCCATCGTCAACCAGGCAATCAAATATCTGGTCATGGGGGCTATCACGCTCCGGTCAGCCCTGAATTACTCGGTAAACATCAAACCCTAACCGCCCCGTTCGTTAAAACCAAGCCAGGACACCAATCATGAAAGACGCAAGCAAAGCACAAGACCGCATGAAAGCAGCGGGGATCGCCCCTGTCTCCCTCCCCCTGGGTAACGCAATGGCAATGGGTAACTGGAAGGCAGAAACCCGTGACCCTGATGGCATACTGATCGAAACCGTGGAATGGCAGAACTTGATAGTCAATTCAGGTCTTGACCAATTTCTGGGTGGTGGTCTCACAGGCGCAGGGCCATGGTATATCGCTCTGATTGACGGATCGCCTACCGTTGCTGCTGGTGACACGATGGCCTCGCATGTTGGATGGACAGAAGTTACTGGCTATGACGAGGCAGCCCGCCAAGCGTGGACCTCGGGTACTGTTTCCGGTCAGCTGGTGAATAACAATGCCTCAGCTGCTGTATTCACCATTACCTCAAACGGCACAAGCATCGGCGGCGCAGCTTTGGTTAATAGTGCTACCAAGGGCGAGAGCGCAAGCCTGTTATTCGCTGCCGGTGCATTCACCCAGGGTGACGTTGTGCTACCCGCAGGCTCAACCATCACCGTGACTGCACAGTTTAGCCAGGCAGCTGCGTAACGTGCGCATCTACTACCGCGGTAACAGCATCGTCATCGAAGTGCCCTGGATCAAAGATCACGCAGACAACGTGATTTCCAGTGCGACTGTTAATGCGTCACTGACTTTACCAGATGGGTCTGCTGTACCTGGCGTGACCAACCCGGTCACCCTCTCCTCCGCTGTTGGCGGCAAGTATATCGGCATGGTTCCGCCCATCTATCTGTCCGAAGGCTCACGCATCGTTGTTGAGGTTGTGGCCGTTGAATCTGGCGTTACCGCTACCAGCGTTGAAGAGATGGTAATCAAGGGCCGCACGTTTACAAATGTGAGCGCGAGATGCTGAAGGCACAGCCCGAGGGCTACCGGTCACTGGCACAGAAGGCAGGCGGGGCCCCTGGCGCTTTGAAAAACCCCGCGAGTCGGGGCAACCACGCGGTTTTCGCGTAATTTTTGGCCCCACATGCGGCCTCACCAGATGAAGCTCATAACAATATGTAAAACAATTAGTTAGGTTTGATTCATCTGGTTATCAAAAAACACAAAGTGAGTTTGATGTGGCCGGAGAAGTTAACAGCATCGCTGAAGCTTACAACTGGTCGATCAGTCAATGCTCTCGCGCTTTCGGCATGGACCGAAAAACGATCATCCGCCGGATCGAAGACGCGGGGATTAGCCCGTCCGGAAAAAAGAACGGTTACCCGACCTACGCACTAAGGGACGCAGCCCGGGCCATCTACTCCGAAGAGGTGGCATTTAATCCAGAGCACGACCCGGCATTGCTTCCACCCACGGATCGCAAGGCCTGGTACCAGTCAGAAAACGAAAGGGTAAAGCTTGAGGTTCAACTTCGATCCTTACTGAGCGCGGACGAAGTGCACCTGGAAATGAGCCGCTTAGCCAAAGCGGTAACCACCACACTGGATAGCCTGCCCGACATTCTGGAGCGCGACTGTGACTTGTCACCGGAAGCAATCTTGAGAGTTCAGGACAGCGTGGACGCCCTACGCGAACAGATGTACCTGCGCATCATGCAAGAGGATGACGAGTGACCTCACTGGCCTGCGCTGCACAGATCAAGCGGGAAGTCGCGGAACTCATCAAGCCGCCGCGCCGGGTTCAGGTTAGCGCTGCCGCAGAAGAAAGCATGATGGTGGTGGATGGTGGCGGGAAGATATCGCCGTTCCGGAAAGACCTCACGCCGTACATGAACAAACCGATGGACTGCCTTTCGAGCCGGGTTTATGACGCGGTGATCTTTGTTGGCCCTGCCCGGTCCGGTAAAACGAACTGCCTTTTGGATGGCTGGGTGGCTTACATCATAACCTGCGACCCGGGCGACATGCTGATTGTGCAGATCAGCGAAGACAAATCACGCGAGTACAGCAAAAAGCGCATCGACAGAATGCTGCGCAATTCGCCGCGGCTTGTTCCGCTGATGAGCCCGCACGGTCACGACAACAACGTGCACGACAAAACGTTCCGCGCTGGCAATTACCTGGGCATCAAGTGGCCCACCGTTAACGTGCTGTCCAGCTCTGACTACCGGTTTGTAGCCCTGACGGATTACGACCGACTAAGCGAAGACCTCAACGGCGAAGGCGACCCGTTTAGCCTGGCGTCAAAACGCACGCAAACATTCATGAGCTCCGGCATGACGCTGGTGGAAACCTCGCCGGGCTGGGAAATAACAGACCAAGACTGGAAGCCGGATCCGAAATTCCCGCACGCGGCACCGCCAACCAAAGGCGCTTTGGCCCTGTACAACCTGGGCACCCGCGAGCGCTTTTACTGGCAGTGTGAAAGTTGCAGTGAATGGTTCCAGCCAATACTGGAGAACTTCAACACTGAAGCGGGCCAGCCCTTTTGCCCACACTGCGGCGTGCTGGCGGAAGGCAAGCGAAAGCTCAACGCCACTGGGCAGTGGGTACCGGAAGGGTGTCACCTGACACCAGACGGCGAACTGATTGGCGAGCAGCGCAAAAGCCGCATCGCCTCGTTCTGGATGGAAGGCCCAGCAGCGACGTTTCAAACGTGGGAAAGCCTGACGGAAAAGCTACGCCAGGCCGAAGAGGTTTATGCGCAGACCGGCTCACAAGAAAAACTGAAGACCACCATCAACACCGACTGGGGAAGACCTTACCGGTACCGAAAACTGGACAACGTTCGCAGCCTTGAAATTATTCAGCAGCGATCTGAAAGCCTGGGTGATCGAGTGGTACCGGAAGGTGTGCGATGCCTGTTTGCCGCGGTGGACGTTCAGGGTGGCAAGAAACGCCGGTTCGTTGTCCAGGTCGTTGGCTACGGTGAGCAAGGCGAACGCTGGCTGATTGACCGGTTCTCGCTGCGTAAATCAGAACGCACGAACGAAGATGGCGACAGCTTGCGAATAGACCCGGCCGGTTACACGGAAGACTGGGATCTGCTCATCAACTTTGTGATCTCTCGCAAGTACCCGCTGGCGGACAATAGCGGGCGCGAAATGCCGGTACTGCTGACAGCGATCGACACCGGTGGCGAAGACGGCGTAACCGAAAACGCTTACCAGTTTTATCGCAAGCTGAAGCGCTCTGGTTTGAGCCGAAAGGTCATGCTGGTCAAGGGCGGAAGCACCATCAACGCCCCAAGAATGCGCGAATCATACCCAGACAGCACCGGCCGGAAAGATCGACACACCAGCAGCAAGGGCGACATTCCGCTTTACCTGCTCAACACCAACCTGATTAAAGACACCATCTCCAACCGATTGGAGCGAGCGGAAGCCGGCCCTGGCTATATCCACTTCCCTGACTGGCTGGGCGAATGGTTTTACGAAGAGCTGACCTACGAGCAGCGCGACCCGCAAGGACGCTGGCGCAAGCCCGGCAAGAGCAACAACGAAGCCTTTGACCTGTTCGTTTACATCGATGTGGCCGCCACGAAAAAGGGTTACGACAAGATCAATTGGCAATCACCGCCGGCCTGGGCCCGCGACTGGGACGAGAACCCAGAAATTCAAGCCAGCGGTGAGCAGTCGCTTTCGAAATCCACCGTCGTACCGCCGGCCAATCGCCAGCGCCGGCAATCACGAGTCAGGTTCCAATAATGGCATTTACCACAGACGACCTGGATGCAATCAACGACGCCATCGCCACCGGTGAAATGGAGGTCGAATTTGCTGACGGTAAGCGCGTGCGGTACCGCTCCGTTGGCGATCTGATGCGAGCCAAACAGCACATCGAATCGCGCATGAACTCCGAATCAGGCCGGAGGCCGCGCCGCGGTGTCCGAGTCAACGTAATGAAAGGGGTTTAACTTGAGCAAGCCACGGTTGCGCGTTCGCGCTGGTGAAGTTCCCAACTACAAAGCCCAGGCCTACGAAGGGGCCACTCATGGGCGCCGCGGTACTGGATGGAGCGCCCCAGCAACCGGCCCGAATCGGGCTCTGAATTCATCTCTGGCTACCTTGCGAAACCGTGCACGGGCAAGCGTTCGGAACAATCCATGGCTTGAACGTGCCGTCAGCAAAAACGTTGTTAACGAAGTCGGCACCGGCATTACGCCAATCTTTGATTCCAGCTTTGATGAATTTAACGAAACCATGGCCCGGCGCTGGCTCACATGGACAGGCCAATCTTGCCCTGACGGCTCGTTGGATTTCTACGGCCAGCTATCCCAGGCAGTACGGTGCCGGCGAACAGCGGGCGAAGTCTTCATCCGGCTGCGGTCCCGCCCGGCGTCTTTCGGCATGGGGGTGCCAAT